TCACTTTATCCTTATGTTTTTATTCCCTTTAAATGCATTTTTAAGCATGTCGTTAAACTGCTTTTGTATATCTTTAGTTAATTCTTGTTTTATTTCATCCACATGCGCTTCGATTGCAGCACCATTTTCTTGAGTTAATTCGTCTTTAGTCAATTCCTTTCCGCACCCTGTACATTTTACAATTTCAGACTCATCAGAGTATTCCATTTCCGTATTACCGCAGACAGGGCATAACAAGGTGATATTTCTGTTGTATTTTTCAGGGTTTAGTTTCATTACGTTTTCCTTCTATAAAATGTATTGCTTACCAATAATATGAATTTCTTCTATGCCACCAATAAAGCAGCCCATATCCCACAATAAGAATCCCGAAGAACATCAGAGACATTCCCCAACCAGTTCCGTACCACGAAACCATATCATCGAAAACCAATCCGCCAACGTCACGAACTCCAGCAGCTTCTTTAAGGATCGGTTTGAAAACCGGAATCAAAAGGGCAATTGCCAATGGCGCTCCCCAGCGAACAAGGCCAGTTTCCATTTTGATCCCGAAGAAGATCCCGGCTCCTACTGCAAGAATCCAGACAATCAGGCTTGGGGCCGTTTCCAGAGCCGTTTGCCATCCAACATCGAATGTTTTCATCAGCCATCCTATAACCGCCAAAAGAAAAACAGCCACACCAATGAAAACCAGCTCTACACCATTTGTTTCGTTACTCCTACTCATCTCTTTCATCCCTTTTTTTGCATAGAAATTTTAGCCGCTAAAATTCTTCACATCGCCGCGAAGCGGTTCGGGGTTCTGTGACACCCGAACTTTGGTATGGATTCCCATACTACCGATGATGCATTGTCATGATTTCCCGCTCGACTCGTGCTCTCTCGGTAAGCTCTTCTGCGGCTTCTTTTGCATAATCATCAATCAGATGATTAACGATGTCTGTCCATGAGATCTGTGATCCAGCCTTCTGACTGGCATCTATCGCCATCCTCTCCAGCTTCATCTTCCGCTCAGCAGTGATGGCCATTGTTGTTCTTTTAGGTTTTTGCATTTGTTCACCTGGATCATAGAAGGTCATTTGTATGTGAGTATACATGCGTACCAAACACCCATGCAGTTATGCTTGCATACATGCATTCACATGGGGTATTATTTTTTTACGGCATACATGCATACATGCATAGGGGTTCTTGGGTGTTTTACGACTGGCTCTCGATTGAACAGGATTTTGGTTATCAGCTCCCTATTCTTGGTGATGTTGCATATCAGCGCATTCACCTTGAAACGGGTGAGGGTAGCTCACTTTCCCAGCCAGTATTTCAGCATAAGGGTTCATTTTGCGATGTTGTCTCAGTCTCTATAAGAGGCTCGGTACTTAAGATTACGGGCAATCCTTCACGCTGGAACAGACTTGATAACCTTTTTGGTCTGACTTCTGTTGATGCTTGTGTCGCCGTTTATAACAGCATCCTCTTTGATTTGGGCTTACCGCCTTTTACAAAATGTACAAAAACTTTTTTTAGCCAAACTAAAGAGAATGAAAAAGTAACGCTTATTTCTGATGGTGCAATTATTCGTGAGCTACATATCACCTCAAATAAATCCACTGGAAAAGGCAATGAGGATGAATATATATCAGGCTTATCAACGCAACCTTATAGAAATAGTGTTCCTAGACTTCATAGCAATGGTAAGTCAGTTGATTGGCTGTCTAAAAAGGGTAATGTTAACTTAATATACCCGACTGTTTATAATAAAGGGCATGAACTTGCATTACATTCCCTGACTAAAATAAAAAATAAATTTGGCTCTGATTCAGAGCAAGTGAAGCATATTAATAAAGTAATTGAATATTGCGAAGAAAATGGAATCGTTCGTTTTGAACAAAAATTAAAATCACGTTATTTGCAGAAAAATAATCTTTTGTTTTGGGGGCTATCTGATTACTCCATATTAAACGAGTTACATAATACATTTTTGAATTTAGATGAAAAACTATCGGTGAATGCTATGGACTTTGAAACTATAAGCGAACATTTAATCTCACAGGGTATTGTTGATACGGTAAGAGCGGCTAATACAACTTCTATGTATGCCATTCAATGGTTTCATGGTCACTCTTTCGATTTTTCAAAGTCCGCTGTAAAGACTCATCGAGCAAGGCTTAGAAGAATTGGTATCGATATTGCGCAGCGCTGCAATGTAGCTAAGTTTTCACCTGTTATCACCAGAGAAGTCAGAGAAATTAAAGTTAAAGATTGTGTTATTCCATCATGGTATTTGAAGCCATCACATTTAAAAGTTGCTTAATGGAGATATGTAATGATTAAAATTGAAATTAAACCATCACAAGCTGTAGCCGACACTCGTAGCGGTGTATCTAAAACAACTGGCAAAGCTTATACGATCTCTGAGCAATCAGCGTATATTTTCCTTGGTGGTGACTATCCACAGATGTTCAAGATTAATCTTGAGAACGGACAGCCTCCATATCCGGCAGGGCTTTACTCTCTTCATGAGTCCAGTATTTATGTAGGTGACTTTCAAAAACTAAGAGTCGGAAAAATAGTACTTGTCCCTTATCAAGATTCATCTAAGTAGATTATTAATATGGATGAATTAATCCAGATTCTTATAGCGTCCGGTATTGTCATTTCTTTTGGGCTAGGAGCAATAACGGCGGGGGTACTTCGCTAATGTATATTGCCTATTTCTTTGGGGCTTATGCCTTTGGCTTAGCCCTTTTCTATGCGGTCGGTTCATTTAAATCATTAACTGACCGTCTAATGTAGTTATCTATGTAATCAATGGAGTTATTTTTATGAAAATCTTATCTACCGTAAAATCAAAAATCGCTGTTGCTTCAACTGCACTTTTTGTTTCTGCAAGCTGTTTCGCAGCGGGTGAAGGTGCATCTACTGATTATGCAGGGCAGGCTATGGACTCTCTGTTAACTCAGGCTAACGATCTTATTGCTAAAGTCTGGCCTGTTGTAGTCGCTGTTGTCGGAGCTGGTCTGGCTATCCGTCTTTTCAAAAAGTTCTCCTCAAAAGCTGTTTAATATCTATCAGGGGCACTTGTTGCCCCTACAAATTAAAGCGGGCTATTATGAAAAGGGAAATATTATTTCTTTCCGCTCTTTGTTTACCTTCATTTTCACATGCTGACTCATGGGAAAGTGTTTCTAAATCTACCTATCAAAGCTCTGCATATTCAGAAAGCAAGCAAATAGTAAATCAGGATGGTACTAAAACCACTGTATATTATATTGATGCCGCTATGCAGTCCTCAGCTTGTCAGGGTGCTAAAGACAGTGCTAAAAGTGTGTTTGAACAGGTTAAAGTAACCTATCAGGGCGTCTGGCCTGATTCTGAATTTCGTCTCGTTACTGCTGATGCTTGTACTTATAATGGTTCTCCCGGCCAACAAGATAAATTCTGGTCTTTAGCTGCTTATATCGTTGGCGATATTCAGCGCACTGTTCCCGATGAAAAACCTTCCGAACCTACGCCAGAAGAAATTTGTGAAGCAAAACCACCTGAAAATGGTGTGTTTAATAATGTCTATTCTGATTCTGGTGATCGTTATATTTATTATAATGGCTGCGAGTACGAAGCCACTGGCGTTATTGTTTGCCAGAGTGATGGATCTGTTTGTGCTGCAACGTGGAAGCCAACCGGAACAGTAGCGGACCCTTCCGATAAACCTTCTTCTCCTGCTGGCGATGGCGATGGCGATGGCGGTGACACCGGAGGAGGTGATACGGGTGGTGGCGACACTGGAGGGGGCGATACAGGCGGCGGCGGTAATTCAGGTGGCGGTTCTGGCGGTGGTAATGGTTCAAATCTTACCAAAGGTGACATTCAGTCAGCTATCGAGGGCGCTTCGCCTAAAGTCGCCAGTGAAATTCATGACAAGCTAACGGAAAAAGATACCTCGTCTGATGATAAAAAAACGGCTGATGAACAGACTAAAAATAATATAAATCGTCTTGGTGACTCTATAAATAATCTTACCCGCGGTGCTGGGCGTTTTGCTGACCCTTCCGGCGGCGACTCCCGTTATGGAAAGGGTGACTCTGAATTAGACAGTGCTTCAAATTTGGCAGGATCTGAATTAGGAATAGCTAAAGACTCTCATGGGGCATTATGGGAAGCATTTTTAAATAAAGGTGCGATGCTTCCTAATTTACCTAATGGTAATGGTTGTTCTGACTTTATTATTTTCCCCGGAGAAGTTTATCAAATTGATATCGAATGCGATAAATTACTGTCTATTAAAGATGCGCTTTCATGGATTTTTTATTGCCTTACATTCTGGTATGTATTTACGTCTTTAACTTCATTACTTCGTAAAGGGGGTGAGTAATGCCTTTCTTATTGGGTATTCCAGCACTGTTGCGTTTTATTATTGGCCTTGTTCCTTTATTGATTGGCTATGTGGCGAGTTTTCTTGCTCGCCTTGCTACTAAAACAGGGTTGATTGCTTTTGCACTGGTTGCATTAATTACAACTACTGTGACGCTCTTAATGCAATATCTTGCCGAGGTTATGTACAACGGTCTTCCTGCTGATTTTTCCCATTTAATGGCATCTGTATTACCTGACCATTTTCAGGCTTGCGTTAATGTCATTATGGTTACTCGTATTAGTGTTTTCGTCTTCGACTTAAAACAAAAATTCCTTGATTATGCGAATAGGGTTATATAAATGGCGGTTCATGTTGTAACAGGTAAATTAGGCTCAGGTAAAACACTGGTCAGCGTGTCCAGAATACAGGAAAGATTAGCTAAGGGCTGTCCTGTTGCCACTAATTTAGACCTTAAATTACATAATATGCCGATGGTAGGTCGCTATGCAAAAAAAACGCGCGTCATTCGCATCCCTGATAAACCATCGTTAAATGATTTATTGGTTATTGGGACGGGCAATACTTCTTATGATGAATCCTGTAATGGTCTTTTAGTGCTTGATGAATGTGGCACTTGGTTTAATTCCCGTTCATGGGGCGATAAGGACAGACAGCCTGTTATTGACTGGTTTTTACATGCCCGTAAATTAGGCTGGGATATCATATTTCTGATTCAGGATATTTCCATCATGGATAAACAGGCGCGATTAGCCCTTGCTGAACATGTTGTTTATTGCCGACGATCAGATAAATTAAATATACCTGTTATTGGCTCTCTTATGAATCTGCTTTCAGGTGCACGGTTTTCCTTACCAAAGGTACATTTTGGCATTGTTAAATATGGTGACAATGTAAATTCAATTACTGTTGATAAATGGATATATACCGGAAAATCCCTTTATTCCGCTTATAATACCAAGCAGACTTTTACAGATAATTACCCTTTTGGTGCTTACTCATATCTTCCTCCTTTTATCACTCATGGTCAGTTTTCTGTTAACAGAGGTTTTAAATATTATATGCGCCTGACGAAAATTTATTTTCGCAAATCTAATCGATTAATATTAATGCTTTCGTTTCTGGTATTGGGGCTTGGGATTGGCTTCTGGCTACAATCCGGAAAGAATGCTAATGAAATTTCGGCTATTAAATCTGCTCGAGCTGAACAGGCGAGGGCGGTAACGCCTGATAGTGCCAGTGATTTACCGAGGCTTTCTATTAACTCTTTCTCTCAGCTCGGTTTTGATGTTTCCGTTACGTTTGTTGATGCTAAGGGCATGAAATACCAGTATTTTGATTTAATCAAAGATGGTTATTCCGTTGATATTAAAGATGCCTGCCGAATTGTTATCAGAAAAGGCCGTTATTTACAGACCGTCACCTGTCAGGAGTAATATTATAATGCGCTCACTTTTTATTGCTTTTTTATTTGCTTGTTCATTTTGCGTTTCTGCTGAAACCGTTAATCTCAATAATTCATCTGTTCGTTCGTTTGTGCAATGGTATTCATCAAAAACGGGTAAGCCCGTCATAGTTAATCCTGATGTTAAAGGAGCCGTGACAGTTTTTAATGCGGATGTTAATCCGACCAATATTGATGAATTTTTTAAATCGGTACTAAATGCCAACGGTTTTGTGATGCTTTCAGGTAATCCAGTTGTGGTATCTTTGCCGTCTAAACTACCGTCACAGATGGCGGCTGAATCTGATGATACAGATAATCAGCTTTATGATGCCTGGCAATCCGAGTCATCCTCTCAACCCGTTTCTGTGGCTTTTACCGTCAGAAATTTTAAGCTGACAAAAGTACGATCGTCTGATGTTCAGCAACTGGTAAAAATTTACCTCGATTCTAATGGCGGTGGTAATGTCGTCGACTATCCCGGCAACAATTCGCTTATCGTTTCTGCACCTGACGAGTTGCTGCCAGTTCTGACTGATTTTATCAATTCGGTAGACGTTGCTCGCGATCAGGTTTTAATTCAGTCGCTGATGTTTGAAACCAGCTTATCCGATGGTGTTGATTTGTCGTTTGCTGCCGGTTCTGCATCCGGGCATAAGGTAGCAGGGGGCTTTAATACTTCGGCGTTGGGTAGTGCATTGTCGACGGCGGGAGGCTCTTTTGGCATTTTTGATGGTAACGTACTGGCCTTATCCTTGCGTGCGGTACAGAGTAACTCCCGCTCTAAGGTGATTTCGACGCCCCGAATTCTTACCCAGTCTGGCCAGACCGGGTACATTTCTGTTGGTAAAAATGTACCCTTTATCACAGGCAAGGTTACGGGTGAATCTGCTGGGGTAAATAATCCATTCCAGACTATCGAACGTCATGATGTTGGCGTGTCTCTAAAGGTGACGCCTGTTGTTATGGGGAACGGTCAGCTTGTTCTTACGATTGATACCCGTGCCGACTCAATTAGCAATGATGAACAGGCATCCGATATTATTACTAATCAGCGACAGATACAGACTACCGTTCAGATTAAGGACGGTCAGACGCTGTTACTGGGTGGCCTGATTGATACGTCATCCAGTAATGCCGACCGTTCGGTGCCATTTATCAGCAAAATCCCACTTATCGGCTGGCTTTTCACGAGTAAGGCTGACAGTACAGAGCAGCGTATCATGTATGTTTTGCTGACCGCTCATATCATTCGCGCGCTGTAATGGATTGCGGGATGGGTGCGTAAGCCCCGTCCCGTAAGCCATGAAGTGCGGGTTATGCTAATTCTTTATGAATCAGGGGCGGATAACTTAACGTGCTTTTTAGCTGCTAAAATTTCGTGCGCACGAAATCTTTTCAATCATAACGCCGGTCAGTGTCAAAACTCGTTTTGGTACTGTCCGGGGTTGGCCAAGCCGAACAGTTTTCATTTCTGGCGTTATAGCTGATTCGGCGCGGCAGCATTCATCGGGGCTTGTTCATGACAAAATTTACCACGCATCAGGAGCTGAAAAAAAGCTTATTAGACGATCCAGCGTTCCGTGCTGCTTATGAAGCTGAGAGCGATAACCCTGAATCGGATTACCAGATTGTCCGGCATCTTATTGATGGTAATGAAGAAATTGTGTTTGATTCGCGTCTATCAGGTACAGATTTACCAACGATAAAGGGCGAGTGATGGGATGAACAAGCCTGAGTGGTGAAGTCAGGCCGTTCATTTACTGCATTTGATTCTGGTTCGTCTGGAGAAACGGGTAACGTAGAATCATCATCGATAGTAGTCAGTTGACGACCAGTGTCAACGAATCGCGGCACATTTCATCTACATGCGCATTGGTGCGCATAATGT